CAACTCTGACCCTTTCGGGTGAGGAGAAGTACCTGCCGAGCCGTTGTAATGAACACCTGCGCCGAACTCGACCCAAACCGCGTCTTCACCCCGCGCAATGACAAGTGTGATATTGCCCCGTTGGTCGATACTCACATCGACCTGTGCAGTGCGTTGACCGCCTTTCAGCAAATCGTCCACGACAGCCCCCGCAAATCCGTCTCTTGACAGTTCCGCAAGCCGCTCCGCAACTTTCTCACGCAAGAGGTCGGTTTTGCGGATAATATCCTGCTTATACTGTTCCAGTTCTCGCATTGCCTTGTCGATGTCACGCACAGACAGCCCAAATCGAATAATCTTTTTACCCACTGACCGTCACCTTGCTTATGGCGATTGATACGCTGTTCAAACTCTTTGCGACCTTTTTCACTACATAATCGTGAGGGGTGATTACCTCACCTGCGTCATTGACCTTGAGTGAACCGTCCGCATTGAGTATCGGTAAGGTATCGACCCACAAGACGGAATACTCGTCAATGGGCGGCGTAATGAAATCCATTACAATTATCTTGTCATAGGACTCATTCTCACCAAACTGCCGCGTCTGCGTCTCGCCCTTTGCGGCTGAAATATTGGCGTGTTCCTCGATGGGATTACCGTGAATGACTTTGTACTGACCTGTTTTCCTGCCTTGTTCGTTAAGGATAGGTTCTCTGCCCTCATAGAGAGCGTAGTAAAACTCTCCCTTATTTCGGTTCATGCACCTCATCGAATCACCCCGCAATGTGGAGTGACCGCCTTGAGCATGGACGCGGGAATATCTGCGTTCTCATACTGTCGCGTAATGCCGTTTTCGGTGTGAGAGGTCTGCCCCTCTGCACCCCGCTTATTGAGCATATAGGCGGCAATTTCGATTTGCAGGTACTCGTACTTGGTGGGAACTTCGGTCACAGTATCGTCATACGGGTATGCCTTTGCGAGAATCTTACTGCCGGACAATTTAAGGTAGGTGGACAACACTTCGTCCGTGTCAGAATCACCGACCATAGCTTTCAGAGCCGCCAGTTTTTCAGTATCAGTCATGTTGTCCACCTCCCAACTTACGCCGCAGTGATTTCGTACCAACCCTTGGTCTTCGGGCTATCACCCTCTGCGGGAACAACCGCTACATAGCCAAGACCGCTCTTAGCATAGTAGGTCTTACCCGCCGTAACCGTGGTATCGGTGCTTACCGCCGCAGTACCCTTAACAATCTTGACCGCGTAACGCTCGTCCGTCAGCGCGGGGAGATAATACTTGCGGCTGAAAATAGTGTTCTTACGAGTGTTCGCGTCACTGGAATCGCGAGGAGGAGTCTCGACCTCAACACCCTTTTTGTTGAACAGAGTGACCGCCTGTTTGGTAGCGGTACAGATAGTGCCGGAAACCGCGTCTTTCTTGGTGTAGATGTTGACACCCGCCACCGTACCGACATAACCGCTACGGGCAAAGGACTCAACATACTGCAAGCTCAGACCAAGAGCCTTACGCAGAGCCGCCACATCAGCCGGAGAGACGAACGCAAAGAAGTTCACGCCCTCGATGTTCTCAAGGTTATACATAGCCTGTGCGTCCGCAAAAGCGTCAAAGTTGAGTGCGGAAACAACAATGACCTGCGTTGCCTTGTTGAACTCTGCGAAAATGTCAGCGTTGACGGTGTTGAACATATCCGTACCCATGTGACGCACACCAACGGGAACGAGCATGGGGTCGGTCATTTCCTGCTCATCGTAATACTCGAAACGGTTCTGAGCCATCAGAATCTTATACTCGAACGGAGCATAAGTGACCTCAATGCTTTCGGTGTTACCCGCGCCCATAGCCAACTTCTGAGTGGCGTTGCTTGCGCTGTAACGGTTGATTTTTCGCGTCATACCCGCAGTACCCACGAGGGAGTTATCCACGGTGCAGAACTGCTGTAGGTCGAGGTGAGAATTGAACTGGTCTTCAATCTCGTTCGACAGATAGAAATTATCGTAAATCTTATGAGCCATTACTCATTACCTCCTGTATAAAGTTCCTTATATTCTTCCGGGTGTTCCTGCGAGAACTTGAGCCTGTCGGCAGGATTCATTTCCCGGAGTTTCTTGAGTGTCATGGTCTTGCCGTCCCCATCGGGAGTAGGCTTCGGAGTATCTTTCAGAGCTTCCGCACGAATCCTCTTTTCAAAGAACGCGAGGTGCTTCTTCTGATTGGCAAAGACCTTTTCCAAATTGCCGTCTGCCATAGCTTCCGCTGTCTCATCAGCCAAACTTTCCTCATAGCTCAACGCGACCAATTTCGCCTTGTTCTTGGAGACCGCGCTCTCACGCAGGAGCTTGTTGTACTTTTCCTCAAGCTCATCACGCTCCTCCTTTTCTTTCAGCTTGGCGGCTTCGTCCTCGGAGAGCTTGTCCCTCAGTTCCTTTTTCTTCTCAGCCAGTTCGGAAGCGGTCTTATCAAACAGCTTCTTATCCACATAGCCGGAATAATCGGGGTCTGGAAAGTCAAATGCTTCCAAAGCCTTGAGCTTATCCTCTGCGGACATTTCGGCGTAACCCTCAATTTTACTTACATCAATCTTTGCCATAAAATATTCCTCCTTGCGTTTTTACGGGTTCTCTCCCGTTATGGTGCGATTTAAGGTTTCTCTACCTATTTGCGATTAAAGTCTTCTCTGACTATCTCAAACGGTCAATGCCGCCTAAAATCATTTATCGTCCTCATCGGGGTTCGGATTTTCCACAGGTTTCTGCTCAATCACTTTCGCCTGTTCCTGCTCGTAATACTTCACGCTCATTGCGTAAGCGCGTTCCGGGTCGATAAACAAGCCGGAATGTTGGAAAGCGAGGAGCGGGTGAATCTTCGGGTTATCGAGCATGGTGGTAAGCACCTGTGACTTACTCTGAATGTTCTCGTAATTGCGGCGGGTGAACTGCAATTCGATGTCCTTGAGGGCAATATCAAAATCACTCAGCTCACGGCAGATACGCAACACGAGCTTGAGCATTTTCTTCTCAGCCTTTTTGAACATATTTTCGCTGTCTTTCGCCCTCGCTTCTGCGAGAGACCAACCGTCTCGCAGAAGTACCGCCGCGCCAGTGTCGCTCGTGGAGCTACCGCCGTTGCGGTTCGGCATACCGCAGATTGTGAGAATGGAATTGTAGCAATCCTCTTTCAAGGTCTGCGTCTGTGTCTGATTGAGGTCGGTCGTGACAACCCCCACATCGGCGTTTGCGCCGTCTACGGACTTCACTTTGATTGCGCCGAGGGTAAGGAACTCCTCGTATTCCTCTTTGGTGATGTCACAGTTGATGAACTTGATAAACGCCTGTACCACCTGCTCAACACCGTCCATGCGGTTGGAGGTGATGTTGTTCATCGTATCGAGGAGGGGGAGAACAATCTCGAACGAGCCAAGCCGAGCATTATTCGCCGGGTACTCGAAAATGGGAATCATGTTCAGCGCGTGGGGGGTGGACTCTTTCAGAATACCGTCCTCCACGAGATAGTAGCGGTTCTCCGTATAAATGGAGTAGCGGGTAATCTCGTTATCGTCCTTGCTGTATTTCACCGCCATAAGCGGCTTATTGCCGATTTCGTTGGAGTACACCACAAAGGTATCTCGCGGGTCGAGCGTATACAACTCGAACGGGGACTCATCTTCCTCGCCCCGTGCGTCCGGCAGAACCAGTCGGAACGCCGTTCCACAAATCATCTGCCATTCCACAATCTCTTGGTCTTGTGACGCTTTATCCTCCGCGAACATCAGCTCATTCAAGCGGGTAATCGCCGCCGTAACGGACTCCTCGCCGCTCTTGCCGACATACTGAATCGGTTCGCCACACAGATACCCGACCTTAAAGGACACGATTTCATTCGCACGGTTTTCCACAATGCGATTGCAAATTTCCGGGCGAACCTCCTTGGTGCGGTTCAGAATCGGTTGTTTTCCCTTGTAATACTCCCAAAGATAATCAATCTCCGAGCGGTTCAGAGCGTGAATGGACAATGCTTTAAGTAACACTTCCACGACATTTTCATCGGTGATTTCCGTAACGCTACTCTTAATAACTCTGCGTCCAAACATCTGTCGAGTTTCCGCAACAGGCTTGGAAGTGTCGATTACATTTCCCACATTTGTCCCTCCTCTCTGAAAAAGTAAAATGGCGCACGACCGCCGAGAACTTTCGTTCCCGCGCAATCATGCGCCACTCAAAACAATCTATTTCTACACTTACAATTATAGCATATCAATTCGTAAAAGTCAATGTTCATGTTCTTCTTTTGCGAATTAAATGTGGAAAACCATGTGGAAAATGTGAATTACCAAGGTCGTTTGAACACCTCGACTTTTTGACCGCTCAACGACTGTGCATATTCGGCAAGCATAGCCATTCCATCGGGTACATCATCGTGCTTATTCTTACCTGCGACAGTATAGGAGCAAAGCATATCCATCATTTTTCCGTAGTCAGACTTCCGCTGATAGAGAGAAGCGTCTTTGAACAAACAATGCTCCTTGACCCATGCACTGTTGACGATGATTTTCGTCTCCTTGTTCGCCGTGGTAAACTTGGTCGTGATATGGGTCACACCGTTTTTCTTCTTGACTTCCTCCTGTATCTTCTCTGCCACGCGCCGACCTGCGGAATTGGACTCAAAACGGCAGGACTTTACCTTATCCCGTACAAGGATTTCCGTCAGCCGAGCGTCCACAACATTCGGCAAGCCGTTATCACACACGCAATCGTCAATATAGTAGTCCTGCCCGTACACATACGCCACAGGGAGAAATGCGTAGTCCGCGCCCTTGTCTTTGGTGTCACAAATACCGATAATCGCGTCCGGGTCTTCTTTGGGAAGCTCGAAATAGCGGCGTAGCTCGTCCTGCGAGTAGACCAATCCCTCACGCTCAATGGGTTCGTTCATATACAACGCCCTCCACGAAACATCGTCCATAATATTGCGCTGTTCCCGGTAGAAGTGGGTGGAGAACCCGACCCCATAAGCATAATCGAAATTGGACTCATCGTTTTCGTCCATAGCAGGTACGACAATGAATTTCGCCTTGTCGCTATCTACATATTCTCGCTCCAATCGACCAATCACATCGTGTACCGACCATCGGGTAGCGATATGAAGCTCCTTGCAATGGTCTCCGATTTTACGCTGTCTCAAGTCCGTGGTATAGGTCTCCCACAGCTTGTCAAGCCGCTCTTTGGAGAGCGCGACCTCGATACCCGATACCAAATCGTCACAGTAGAGGAGAGTTGCGGCACGATATAGACCCGCGTTGCCCGTGCCGATGGAGGTAAACTCCAATGTTTCAAAACGCTGTCGCTTATCAAGGTCGATACGACAATCTTTCGCGTT